CAAAAGACTGATTAACCGTTTTTACTATGTCTACAAGCTCTTGGTCGGTTTCAACCAATGAACGCGCGTTGCGCTGTAAAGTGGCATACAAATCAACGGACGAAGCAAACTCAGTCCTGGTTTCGTTAGCAACTTGTAGTAGTGCGGCTTGTGCCGTCTCTAGCGCTTCTGCGCTCTCAGATACGTCTCGCAGCTTATTCTCTATAAGCGTTGCCTGGTCTGCGTAGTTTGATATATCTCGAAGCGCAAATGCGCCCGCCAACGATGCTCCAAGCCCAAGGGTCGTTGTCTTGATGCTTGATATAGAGCGTTCAACAGAATCGATTTGTGAGGACGCACGTGATGCTTGACGGCCAGCTTGTTCGGTTTCATTGCCAAACTTCTCAATCTCGTCTCGCGACTTCTTTACACCGCGTACAAGTCCATCGTTGTCTGCTTTAAGTCTTAAGCCAACTTCGATATCACTCATTGGGATGCTGCCTTATCGTTGAGTTCGTTTGAAATAAATGTCGCTAGCTTTCTCAGCAGAACATACTCTTTGGGTGTAAATTGTCTTTCAGACATTTGCGCGTCAGCTTGAACTGCGCTGACATCTAACCCTTGATATCTTCCACCCCAAAACTTGAGTAGGTGCCTTACTTCGCTAAACCAGGCAATGACTGGCATGTTTTCACGAAATATTTCAAAGTCTGAGTGGTTAGACATCGCATCAATTTGTTTTTTAATGTATTCAGGCTTTGCGCCCAGCGCTTCGAGCTGCTCACGCAACTCCTTAACTTCATCCTTTTTGGGGCCGTGCCCATTCACCCAATAATGGGCGGCCCCCTCTAGTTTTTTTCCAGATGCCCAGTGGCCGCTTCGTGATAGGCTCTGATATAGCCTGCGCGAACGTAGCCAAAGCTTTTAAACAGCCGTTGCTTATTTTCTTCACTGGAGGGAACGATGCTTCCGTCTTCGAACTTAACGTCGCGGCCTAAGTCCTTAACCACACGGCAGAGAAAGTCGACATCCGGTTTTGTCTTCCACGTGTCATATTCCTCAGGCTCAAGGATCTCAAAAAGTGAAGAACACTCTCTAGGCTCGGTGGTGCCGCCATCAACGCTTTCGTGAATAGTTACTGGCCACCAGATTTCTTTTTTGGCTTTTAAAACGAACGGCATGCTTTTACCTTTAAAAAGTTGCCTTCCTTGGCCGTGATTAATCGCTGACTCCGTTGCTCAGCGTCTTTGACGCCCTACGGGGCACGTTGTATTAGCGAGTAACGAGCTGGCTGTCGTTGCCACGAATAACGCGGTAACTAATATCCCAGGCCTGTTTACCTTTCACCTCTGCAGGGCTGACCGTTAAAATCTGAACCCCTGTGCTCTTTTGAGCGACAACTTGGCCCACATTAGCGCCGTGGGTAAGTTCGAACGGGATGATCACGCCAGACAGCTGTATAGCAAATGGGTCGAACGTGTTCAGCGTGGGTGTCTCAATTATCCATTTACCCTCTTCGTTCCAATCGTTAATGAAAATTTGCTTACGCTCAGTTCCTTCGTCGTATTGAACGTCTTCATTGCCGTTAAGCTCGTATTCATAGAGGTTGAGCACCTGACCATCTAGCGTAAATGTCGTGTTGGTATTGGACATGGGCAAAGGATCTGAAAACTCGCTGAAATCTGGTTCAGGCGGTGTACCTTCCAACGTGCCCCCATACACACCTTTAATTTCAGCGGTACCCATGAAGCGTTCATTAATTTTGCCTGCGTAGGAAATACTCGCTTTACCTGCTAATAAGATGTGATACATCCCTTCCCAGTAGAAATAGATCGTACCGTCTAACTCTTCAGATGCATTTTGAATACGGTTGTGTGACACCTCAGTCGCCACATCCGTGTTTTCATCTTTACCCGATAATTGCACCAGAGATGACCAAGCTGCAGGCGAAGACGCTGTTCCAGAACCAGCCAACTCAAAAGGCGCTGTGATACTAATCATTTCACTGGTATGGATGACGGGTTGTCCACCGTTCCTGCCGTCGTCAATGTCGCGACTAATTTGTTCGGTTTCTAAAGGCTTTACGCTTAGGCCCGTGGTCAATATGGCTTTAGGCGTTGCACCTGCAGCGATATAGTCAGTGCCTGAAGTATCACTGTCTCTGCGAAGCGCGAGTAAGATGAACTTTTTCTTTTCCTTAAACCCTGGAGTGATACTCATGATTTCTTCTCCTGTGCTTTAGGCTGCGCTTTGGTTTCAATTGGGCGGTCTTCAACAACCACGACTTTTAGCTTTGGATGTGCACTAATTTGTGCGCGTTTGCCGTCGCTTAGCTCACCCGTTTTAAACTTGTTTTCACCAGGTTTAAACGTTATGGCTGCACGCGTAATATCGTTGTCGCTGGCATTGGTCACTATGATCATGTTGCATTTCCTCTGTACCAGGTATTGGTTGAAAATCTGTCTATCCACCAAAGACCGTCGTTGGTGAAACCGATAAGGTCGCCATTCCCCAAAATAACGCGTTCGTGCTCGTCGTCAGGTTTCCAACCAAACAGGCGTTCACGCAGTGTATTGCGCAGGCTTTCAAGCTCTGCAAGCGTTCGCTCGCCTGTAGGGTCGTTAATGGCACGTAATCCAATGACTACACCAAACGTCACGATAAACTCTTGCAGCGGGCGGCCCATATCGACATCACGGCTGTTTGTCATGGGGCGATTGCTGACTGGCACGACAAACGCTGCGCTATTGCGATGCAGTGGTTGGCTCATTGCTTTTCGCACGTTTGCGGCGGTGCCAACCTCGTCGAACAGGCTGGCGATGCGGGGTTTAACCAAATTCAGCATCAAATAAACCCCTTGGAGTTGCGACGGCTAAACACGCCTGTCTCACTCTGAATTTGTATCTGGTCGTCAGATGCGGGCGACTCGTTGCTATCTGATAGACCTAACCGCACTTCGCCTTTACCCACCGACTTTAAAAAGTCCATCGCCGCCTTGTTGTTCTTATCGACGGTTTCAGGAACGGTGTGGTCGTACATATTGAACCTGGCGATGTCAGCGCATATTTTAATTAGCACGCTAGGCACAACATTAAGGGGCAGGGTGTAACGCCCACCCAAATAGCCATCAATCAAGTCACTTGCATCCTCTATGGCGGCACTTACTGCTTGCTCGTCAATAAAGCCGTTATTGTCGCGGTCAGTTAGACGTAACAGTTCATCGGCTCCGTAACGGTCAATTAAGTTGTCAGTAGTGCAATACGCCATAGTGATGCTCCGACTAGCGCTAATTAGGCGCTAGCCCCCGTGTCGTTGGTTGTGCTGGCTTTATCCGTTGCTTTCGCTCCCGTCTGCTTGGTAGGTTCGGTTTGCGAAGCAGTCTTTTTCGCTGGCGTCTTTTTTTCAGCGGCGGCAGCGGTTAGCGCGGCAGAGATAAGTGAGGTATCAACGCCTTCTGGGATGGCATCGGACTGCACTTCGCGGACAGACAGCTTTTTCTCTTTGTGAATGTCGTTAAGTTGTTCTTCTGTAAAGTAACCTTCAGGGAAGGCTTTTCCGGCGTCAGTAAAGGTTGTGCCGGCACGACGAAAGGAAGGCACACTTGCGGCGATGACTAATACGGCAATAGCGAGTTTTGACATAACGTTTCTCCAAAACAACTGGCCTTAATCTAAAAGCCAGTTGTAGTAGTTGTAGTGATTGTTAAGGTTCTAGGTATTCAGGCTTATAGGAAGTCAGGACTTAGGACTGTAAACTTGCCCTTCAACTCGTTACTTACCGTCACGCCGCCATCATTAATTTGTTCGCGTTCGTTAATCTTGGTAGCGAGTTCGTGCAGCGATGACGGCACCACCAACGTTAACTTGTTCTTACCTAAGCCTAGTGAGCGGCCACCGTCTGCTTTAAAGCTGCGGAACATGTTGATGGCTTCCCACAGGGTCTCGGAAGTCAGTTCTTTTTTAACGCCGATGGCCATTTGCCAGAAGCCGTAGCCCACATTGCAGCGACAATCTACGCCGTAGCGGAAAACCTTATTCATGAACACTTGTTCGTCGTTAGGGTTGTCCATGGCCTGAAACTGCATGCCTTTTCGGTCTTGGAAGATAAGTGGCTTTAAGCTTCGCGACGTATCTAGCAGATACCAGGCATCGCCTGTGTAGCCTGCATCAATGATTGCGTTAGAGAACGAGGTATCTGCGCCGGTACCATCTACTTCAGCATTTACAGGGTGGTCGGTGTCAAAGAAGTACTGCCCGTCGTAACAGGTAGACGTGAAGCCAGCACCCAGCAAAGGGAATACCAGTTCGTCTGGGAATACAGACGCCGCGTAACCCATCTCATCCATCATGGGCGAGTACACGCCTAAGTTATCATCTTCGATATCGTTTCTATCTACCGCTACCGATGATTCAAAGTCCTTGTTAGTGATGGTGTAGCCGTGTTCTTTAATTGACTTAAGTTGGCGCTCGCCAATCCATTCACGGAAGCCTGGCCATTGACCTAACCAGCCGTAGGTATTCGATTTGGTTGAGGATGGAACGATTGTGGCCACTGCATTATACATCGGCATGCCACGGGTTTTACCGTCTTCGAAGTTTTTACGAAACCCAGTGCGGATTGCGTTTAATACAGGTGAGGTAATAATAGCCATGTGCTTTATTTCTCCAAATTAAGTGTGTGGTTAGGCGTAGAGCTAGTCTTTCTTAAGCTCGGTGGCGTAGTCCTCGTGGGAAATGCCCAGTTGGTCTGCAACAAGCTTTTGGTCAGCGGTAAGCGCCGCAACGCCATTTTGGTCTTCACCGTCTGGTTTCTTTTCTTTGGTTTGTTTACCACCAAAGGCGTCTACGCTTGCGCGGCCATCAAGCTGTGCTTTAAGCGCTGCCATGCTACTTTTGCCCAGGCTACGTAAGTAAGGCAGCTCCGCTTGCGCCACGAACTTGCCGTCTTTTTGAGCCTGCTCAATGAGCTGGTCGACAGTTACCGCACTGTGGTTTGCCGATAACGCTGCTAGCTCTGCTACCACGCCGTTATAGGTGTCAATAGGCACATACTCGGCTGGGTTAATGCCATCTTTGGCTTGCTCAACTTTTGCCGTAAGCGCGGCAATTTGTTGGTCGCTTTGTGCTGCGTCGTCTAACTTGGACTTAATTTCGTCAAGCTTGGCTTTCACGCCTGGCTTAGTTAACTGTGCATGTAATGCAGCAGCATCGATGTCGGTTTCAGGGGTAGTAATACCCAGCAGGTTAAATAGCAGGGCTAATGCTTCGTTCATGGGCGTAGGCTCCGATGGTTGGTTATTAACGTTTGCATGAAGGGCGGCAGCTTGACTCATGCCCTTTACTGCTGGGTCATTAGTGAGAGCGGCGCTGTGAAGGTCTAACACTTCACCTGTGTGTTTGTTGTAAATGACGACGGGAGAGTAGTATTTGTACTCACCGTCTTTGATGTGCTTTCGCGCGGTGGGCGTGAAATTAAGCTGAGCAAATAAGCCTTTGTCTTCCCGCCACTCGAATTTATTACCCCATGCACTGGCAGGGGCTTTAGAACCGTTCTCTTTGGCAAGTAGGGTTTGGTGGTCGTAGTCGACAAGCAGCTGCTCGCCAGCATCAGCTCGCGCATTTAATTTCGCAGCAAGGGCCTCGCCTTTGGCATTGTCAATGCGCCACTTATTACCAGGCACTTCAGTAGGGCGGCCATCATAGGCAGCGAAGTCAGCTCCCGGGAGTATTTGTTGCCAAGGCTGTTCTAAATCAATTGAAAAGGTACAGGCAGCAACGCCAAGTGGAGACTCAGCGTTATCCGACTGGTTCGATAGGGCAGCAAAGGACACGGCTGCTGCTAGCGTTGTCGCTACATGGCGGCCTCCAAGTACTGAAGATGTAAGTGTGGTTAATTGTTTTTTCATAGCCCGACCAGTATGTCGGGCTATAGGGAAGGAAGGGGATTAGTCTAGGTTTGGGTTATCTGGCAGGTGCTTGCGCTGCTTCGAGTCGCAATTTTCTGCGGGCTTCTTTAGTGTCAGCAATTTCCTTTTGCATCTCCTTTTTCCTATCATCCGATGTATAACTGCACTTAATATCTTTTTTTAACATTCTTATCGATTGGGCAAGTAAAGCATCTTGCTGTAATAAGTGTTCTGGAAGATCATATTTCAAGAATAACCTATTTAGCCACCACGCAATCCCCCCTCCGGCTATTGGCGCCAGAGACACCAAAGCGGTATTTATTTCTGGCTCACAATCAACAAGCTGAATCAACACCTCCAATATTGTGATTATGGATCCAGATGCAATTATCCCGGTTTTAGCGCTATCTAGTTTCATTATCTACCACGCGATCTTCCAGGATTGCTTGCACCAATTCTTGGTTGGAAGAAACAGAAAACTGCTTCTTAACTGTCCCATTTGGCCCTTTCAAAGTGACAGTAATGATTTTCTGGGGGAACATATAAGTCAGAATGCCGTGCACAATTACACGGGTTGCACGGAAGCAAACATAAACAGTTATTGGTACACAAATCACCAATAGAACAAGGTTGATAATTAAGGTTGTCTGCATAATCTCACCGACCAAAGGCCAATTTTATTCACCTAATTTTCTCACAACTTCAGTAATCTCATATCTAACTTTAGTCGAACCATCCACATTTTGTGTGTGCATGGTCTTTAATTTTACAGTGTACAAGTCGCCTTTGGCGAATGTGTCTTCATTGGCTCTAACACGCCGTAAAAAGGCCTCATCCTTTATAGTAACTGTTTTGGGTTTTTGTACATGCTCTATTTGCCAGCCCGTAGATTTATCAAAATTCACATTGATAAACCGAACATTTACAGTTTCTTCGGTCTCAGTTTCTTCAGCTCCGACCTTGTTTGGTATTTTTTTGTAAGACGAGAATTCACCTTCAGAAATTGAATGAATAACGGTGTCACCATCAAAACTTTTAATATGCACTGTTGCATTCGTATCGTCTTTCACTGGTGCAACAACCGCTTTATTCAGTGAATCACGGAAATCCTTGCTCAAAACCAGTTTTGCATAGTCGTTACTGACTGTGATTTCCTCTTCATTACCGCGAAACTTGGTTTTTATCGTAGTTTCTTCACCTTGTTCCACGACGGCATCAATTTTACGGCCTTTTAAAAATTCTAATATGCTAAAAATTGTAGTTGCAGTAATTGTGCTGCCCGCAGCGAATCCGATTATTTCTAAAACATTTTTAGTATCTTCCATGTATGAAAGTACTTCTATAGGTATGCCAAATGAACCGTCACTTGGCACATTCACCTTAATATCAACTTTTGATTCTTCCCCGTTCAGGATTTTATCCGCTTGGGTAATGGCTTCGCATATGCCTTGTAAGCCAACAATTAAGTCAGCAGCATCAATTGTATGGTCAGTGGTTTCTGTTGTGTCGTAGTATAGGCTGAACGCGCCGAGCTTGGAGGGCATTGGTATTTCCTTATTCTCTCATTTATCCCATTTAGTAACACGATTATTACTTAATTAATATTGCCAACACAAGGAAAGTTGGCAAATACTAAGCACTAAGCAGTCAAAATACCTGTTTAAATTCCACCAGAAGTGTTTAAGTTTTTTGATTGGTAACTTTGCTCGTCTAATCAGCAAAGTCGCCTTAGGATGTCTTACAGGGCGTTTTTATGCAATAGCATCTTTCAGGTGGCCTTGCAGTATTTCTATGATTTTATCCTCGTCTCTCCACGGCCCTGTTGTGAGACCTAAGAATGGTCGGGCAGGTATGCCGTCTTCCTCTCTGCCAAACTGGTGAGTGGCGGCATATTCTTGGTTACTTCCGAACGTCAGTGTTCTGCCTGTTATCTGGTAGGTCAATAAGTTATTCATGGTGCCGGATTGCCGCAGTATTCTATCTTCGCCACCTTTTCGTGCTAACGTCTCTGGCGCAAGCGGTTCCCACTGCTCACCATTGGGCGCTAGCTCTAACTTAAAACGCTCTTGGGTTGCTTCTACCAGATAGTCGCCGATTTCCGCGAACGCTGGCTCTAAGTCAGTCCCCGCCCTGGCAATGCGAGAAAGCAACGCATTTATCTCACCACTGCCATAAGCACGAACTGTAATGAAGCTGCCAGCCATATTAATCTGCCTGCAGCACTAGGTTAGAAAGAAGATCACCAAACATGGCTTTTTCATGTTCAGGGGCTTTTTTCATTAGCGCTTCAATACGCGCTTGCTTTTCTGCAGTTGGTACCGACGATTGAAGCACTTGCTGTGCGTCACGCAGCTGCTCGCTTTCTTCTTTATGGCCTGCGTTAATTTTATCGAAAATACTCATTACAGTAGTTCCCCCATTAGTTCGTCAAAGTATGCGACTATCGCTGGATAGTGCGTTTCAAGCATGGCGCGATTAAGCGCCCATGCGGCAAAGTGCTCGGCATGCCATTCCATGGTGTCTTGCATACTGTAAGTGGTAATACTCTCATTTAAGCCAGGTGTAGGAATATCCATGCGCATGGCCTGAAATTGAACTTGGTGTCCCATTTCATGAAGCCATGTGATTATTGCGCCACCATGATCACCACTGTCTGTATAGTGCCTTACTATATGCGACAGTGACCATTGCCGCTTGCCAGCCTGTAAAGCGAGTATTGCCGCCTCTACCGCATTGGTTAAGTCGGTAATGTCGGCAATTTTATTTAAGTTTACACCTGTTTTGGCTTTTACGACGACGTGTTTCCAAGCTAGCGCTGTGTAGCCATTTGCACGTCGCGCGGTGTTACTGGGCACAGGCCAATGGCCGTTGGCTTGTGATATTGGGACATTCAAATAACGAGTGATGTCCTCTGCTAATTCTTTGGCTTTCTTGCTGCCACGCACCATTTCAGTCGGTTTAAGAAACAAGGTTTTCATACCGTAGGTGGTAATAAAATCGGTCACTTGGCGCATTTGTGGTTGCGCATGGCTCAATTCTGAAATGACCTTGTTTAGTCCATGAATGGTTACATTCTTATTGGTTGAGTAAGCGCTAGGTACCACACGTTCAGGAAGGCGCTCTTTTAGTGGTGGCTTTGAAAGTTGCTGCTGGCGCAATACATCGGCTTGCGATTTTGAGCCAGGCGAATAATCGAAACCAGGGTCGATACCAACTGGTACTTGGTGCGCTTCACCTGTTTTCTTGTCTATCCATTCGCGCATTTCAATCACCGGCTCTTTGCTTAGTTTACGACCTTTGCGCTGAATACTGCGCTCTGTCTCACCAAACACTTTGCATTTACAGCCCCAACCGTTTTGGGGAAACCAGGTAAGCCAGAACGGCGACTCTTTAGGTAAAATGGTACCGTCTTTACTTTGGTGATGTGGGCGAGGGTAGCGACTATCTCCGTGCGCGTAGCGCCAGTAAGGAAAGTTCTGCAGCTGCTGGAAGCGCCCCGCGTTATAAGCTTGGCGCATGTTCGTGTCATAAATGATATTAGCTCGCCATGCGGCACTGCCTGTGTGTTCCCATCCATGCTTTTTAACCAGGTGTTTAAATTCTTTTTGAAACCAGCTTAAACTTTTGCCCTCGGCTATTGCGCTGTCTACCATTTGGCGAATGTCGGCCAGCAATTCGGTTTTGGTTGCCCCTGCCACCATAAAGGCGTTGTTGTGCTGCTCGCGCCACACGTCAGCCCAACGTTCGCTGGGCACATCGACTTTGTTTCTAAAATGGGTAATGGCTTCAGAAAACTTCTGAGGGCCGTACTGGACAGGCATTATTTATTACCCTTCCGTTTCGGTACCCAAATTTTGAATAGGCCACAGTCAGGACATTTAGTTTGGCGATGAGTTTTAAGCATTTTTCTTGCCCAGCTGTGCCAGCTAATGTAACCAGAAGGGCATGGTGTGTGATGATCGCAAGGCATTATTGTTATCTCCCCTCATTCACATCAAATCGTCCGCTTAACTCAGCTGCGGTAAATGCTTGGCCCAAAAGTAGTTGATAATCTTCAATGGGCAGTTGGTCTTCTAGTTCCAGCAGCTGCTCTAATAGCGCCTCCAGTGAATCAACATTCGCTACGAGTGTTTCAATGGGTTGCATTAACTGACTGAACGACTCGCCAGCCTGTTGTGCTAAACGTTTAGTGAGCACATCTGCGCCGTCGTCTTTCGGTTGTTGTGCTTTAAGTGCAGCGAGCGCTAAACGCAATGCAGCGGTTTGCGGCTCTTGTTTTGGCTCGTCCTTATCCGCATCTTTTTCCTTTGGCTCTTTAACAGCAGGCGTGGCGGCAGCGCGAGCCAAGATAGCCTCTTCGCCCTCTGGCTCGGGAATGCGAAGCTTGTCTTGCGCCCAGCTGGCCGGAATACGAAAACCAATGTCGACCAGCTTGGGTAAGCTATCAGCGTATTGGCTGATGTCTTCGGGCTCTTGTGTGTCAAATATAATGCGCGGCTTACGTCTTGGGTCGCCTCGGTAGCTTAGGCTGTTAAGCGCGTGCATAGGCAACACAAGGTCACGATTTAGCGTGTTAGCAATTTGGCGTAAGTCATGGTCGCGGATGTCTTGACGTACTTCATTGTGCACGTTGCCTAGCGCTTGGCTGCCCGTGCTGTCTACCTGTGATGTGAGGGTTTGACCCAAAATGACTTTAGATTGGATGCGCTCACACCAGCTCATCATTGTCATGAAGGGGTCGCTGCCGCCGCCTTTCGCGGCTTCGTGAAATTCAATTTCCATGCCTTTGGGGATTATGCCCCCAGCGTTGTGGCCAATGCCGAGTACTGCCTGAAGCAAGCGGCTCTTTTCAGTATCAGTTGCACCACTTGGGTATTTACCCAATTTAATTGGAATACCGTAAATCTCTAGGAACTCGGCTAAGT